GAAAGTCAGAAAACAAAGAAGCAGCGGCATTTAGTCAAAGAGGTGAAAAACATAGTGCATAAAAAACAGAAATATGGGATTTCTCTAAGCTCAGCTCAAAAACATCTTCACGAATGGATGGAGGCTGAACTTCAGGTGACTACCCACCAAAGCTACCAGTTGGGAAGCAAGAATCTGACTATGGCAGACCTTGATGCAATCAGGCGAACAATAGATTACTGGTCCCAGCAAGTCGAGAAGTTAAAACGTCAGGAGTCAGGCGGACGGAACAGGGTAATCAGGGTAATACCGAGAGATTATTAAGATTGCCGATTGTTGCCGTTTTAATCGACTAAAATGGAGAGGACAGTACAAGGAGGTGAGGGAGTGAGTCGAAGCAGAAATCCACTGGAAAAAACGATTGCTTTTTTTAGCCCTGAAGCGGCTCTGAAACGGGAACACGCAAGGTATAAATTAGAATTGATTCAGAATAGTGGATACGGTAATTATGGTGCAAGCCGAAGCAAAAAAACACTGAAAGGCTGGATAGATACTGGTGGCAGTGCATTGGAAGATATTCACGATAATCTTCAAACTTTGCGTGTTCGGTCGAGGGACTTGGCCATGGGTGTTCCGCTCGCCGCTGGAGCAATTAAAACATACAGAACCAATGTAATTGGCTCTGGGTTAACCCCTAAGCCAACCATTGATGGAGAGTCAATCGGTCTCAGTGAAGAACAAACGAACGAAATTGAGAAGCAAATTTCAAGAGAGTTCAATTTGTGGGCAGACAGTACAAACTGCGATGCTGAGCGCATTGCAACTTTTTATGAGCTGCAACAACTAGCCCTAATTAGCTGGCTCATGAGCGGCGATGTGTTCGCCGTTCTTCAGATGAAGCAACGAGCGGGCACACCCTACGAACTATGTATTGAACTTGTAGAAGCAGATAGGGTCTGTACACCTGGCGATTATGCAGGAATCGGAATAGAATATGACACCAAAATTGTGGGTGGCGTTGAAGTTGATGAAAACGGAGAGGTAGTGGCATACCACATAGCGAAACGGCATCCCTTAACTTATCGTGGTGGGAATCAGGGCTGGGTCAGGGTAAAAGCTTTTGGTGAAGAAACAGGAAGAAGAAACATCTTGCACGTTATGACCAGCGAGCGGATTGGTCAGCGCAGAGGCGTTCCCCTTTTGGCTCCAGTAATCGAGGCCTTAAAACAGCTAGGAAGATACACAGATGCAGAACTGGTTGCAGCGGTAGTTAGTGGCTTATTCACAGTGTTTATCGAAAAGGAGCAAGAAAGCTCGACTTTACCATTTGGAGAGCTGGAAGAGCCTAAAGAAGCTCTTGTAGATGCAGGTGACAAGAACACGGTTGAAATGGGAAGTGGTGCTATCGTTGACCTTGCGACTGGCGAACACGCCAATGTGGCTACGCCAGGGCGACCAAATTCAGGTTTTGACGGGTTTGTGACAGCAATCTCAAAGCAAATCGGCGCAGCACTAGAACTTCCCTATGAGCTGCTTGTAAAGCAGTTTACAGCGAGTTATTCCGCCAGTAGAGCAGCATTGCTGGAAGCATGGAAAAGTTTTTCCATGTGGCGGGATTGGATTGTTGAGAAATTCTGCCAGCCAATCTACGAAGAATGGTTTGCAGAGGCGGTGGCAAAGGGCAGAATCAATGCCCCTGGATTTTTTGCAGACCCAGCTACAGCGAAAGCATATGTGTCAGCGCAGTGGTATGGACCAACACCAGGACAGCTCGACCCAGTTAAAGAGGTCGAGGCAGCAGAAAAGCGCATTGAATGTGGATTCTCGACACGCTCAAAGGAGGCCGCCGAGTTGACCGGAACAGATTATCTTGATAACATCCGTACCATTAAGAGGGAAAACGAACTGATGAGGGAGGCAAATGGATATGCCGAGAGTAAGACTAGCCGGACCGGTAACCAGCGATAATGATGCCAAAACCTATCGGTATTTTGGCTTTAGTGTCTGCTGTCCAAACGATGTACGCCAAGCGGTGGAAGACTGCCCAGACGATGAAGAATTGGTTTTTGAACTGAACTCGTGTGGTGGCAGTGTCTATGCAGGATTCGAAATGTACAATCTAATTCGAAACTCCAGCAAGAAAACAAAAGCTGAAGTTTACAGTATTGCTGGCTCTGCAGCAGGTGTTATCATGTGCGCCTGTGATACTGTCTTGATGTCGCCGGTATCAAACTTTATGATGCACCGGAGCGCAGCATGTGGTGATTATGGCAATGCGGAGCAGCATGAGCAGACAGCACAGATGCTGGACAGTATTGATAAGAGCATCCTGAATGCCTATGTGGAAAAGGCAGACGGTAAAACCAGCGCAACAGAGTTCCGGCGCAAAATGGAGAATGAGACTTTCATGACAGCTCAAGAAACGATTGCCTGCGGTTTAGCTGATGGTCTGATTGAGAAACCATCAGCGGATACCCCTGACCCTATAGATACTGCTGCACATCTGGACATGGGACAAAGCAATACCATGATTAGTGTAATTACAGCATTAGCGAAAAATACATTGCCACCTGTTGAAGACCTCCGAAAAAGACTGCTGAATACGGAGCTGAGAACAAATAAGACTGGAGAAATTCAGAAAAATATTGGAGAAAGGGAAAACGAAATGGAAATCAACAGCAAAGAAGAACTGCTAGCTGCTTATCCCAATCTGGTAGCACAGATTCAGACTGATGCGCAGACTGCGGAGCGTGAGCGCATTTCTGGCATTGATGCGGTTGCATTGCCTGGATTCGATGAAATTGTCAGTGCAGCCAAGGCAGACCCCAGCCAGAACGCTGGGACAGTCGCTATGGCCATTATTGAAAAACAGAAAAAGCAGGGAATCAATTATGTGGCTGCTGCCAATAGGGACGCAAATAACAGCGGCGCAAACAATGTTCCTGCTGCCCCAATGGAGGGGGCAAAAGACGAAGGCAAACACACAAAAACTGATGCCAAAAATGCTGTGAAACTGTTTGAAAAACATGGGAGTGTTGTGTAATGATGACTGAAAATAAGATTGGAAGCAGCGGCTCAGACAACCTGATTGCAGGCACTTATCCTCCGGTGGTAGCAAAATTGTTCGACCTGAAAGGCAGTGGAATTATCCAGCGTGGAACAGTTTTGAGCCGTGAAGATGATGGGACATATGCTGTTTTGGGAACTGGCAGCGGTACAGCGTCCGTTGTTGTAGCTGAAACGACCGAGGAAGATGACACTGTGGTTGAAGCTTATGTCAGCGGCTTGTTTTATCGCAATATGCTGAATAATACTCTCACAGAAAAAGAAGAAAATGAGCTCCGCTTGGCAGGAATTCTCCTGACTGACGGCATCTGAAAAATCAAGAAATGAGGTGAAGGTTAATGGATTATGATATTTATTCCCCAGCTTTTATGGCAGAGGTCATCCGAGAAAAGAAACCGATTTACACATTTGTAAAGGACCGGTACTTCTCTGCTTCCACTAGCGTATTCACAACCGAAAAGGTCATGATTGACTACGATGATGGTGCTGGGAACGTTTTAGCTCCGTTCGTTATCCCAACTACTGGGCCTGTTCCCTTGACCAGAGACGGATACGAAACCTATGAATTAGTCCCGCCCTATATTGCTGTGAGCTTACCCCTGACAATCAAAGACCTGACCAAGCGCATGGCGGGTGAAACTATTGTCTCCGAGCTGACACCGGAACAGCGTCAGCAAATTTATCTGGTACAGGATTTGGATACTCTGGATAAGTCCATCACTAGACGTGAGGAATGGATATGCGTCAATACTATGTTGGACAATCAGTGTACCATGAAGCATATCGGTGATAATGGCGCAAAGGGAAAGGATATGATTGCCAAATATTACGAAGGAACTGACAATCCAGGCGTATTTAAAGCGTCTGAAATCTGGGATGTTGGTGCGGATGAGTACACACCTGGTACATGGTATAAATCTGTCACTGAACAGCTTTCCAGTATGCGCAAGGCCGGACGCAATGCAACTGACCTTGTGGTGGGTTCTCAGGTCGCTGAGCTGATTATGTCCGATAAATGGGCGTGGAAAGTGCTGGACAACCGCCGTGCAGAACTGGGAGAGATTAACCCAGGATGGCAAGAGCAGGGTGTAACCCGCATTGGAAAGTTGAACTTCGGCGGCAAGGATTTGGAAATTTTCTGCTACGAAGGAACCTATGAGGAGCGGGACGTGAAGACTAGAAAGCTGACTACGAGAGATTATTTCCCTTCTACCGCTGCAATGCTGGCAGCACCTAACACAGGGAAGATGGCCTATGGTGCGGTGAATCAGATGGAACGTGACGAGATGTTCCACACCAGAACCGGTATGAGAGTCCCTAAGTACATTGCAGATGTCCCCCACAACACAAAGGAAACCACACTGACCTCCCGCCCTATCGCTTATCCAGTTATTAAGTCGCCGTGGCGGGCCTGCCGTAACGTATTCGAGAAATAGATATGGCAGTCAGTCGCAACTTGAAGTCCCAGCTCCAAGCTGATAATAAGCGAGTGTTCCTGAATTTAGACGAATTTGGAACACTTGAACGAATCCGCTATTGGAGTAATGGGAGAGAGCAAAGACCAATCGAACTGAATATCCCTGTCTGCATCGAAACGGACGGGGATAGCACAAAAACATGGAATAAACAGCAGAGCTATCAGACTACAGACCATGAAATGGTGTTGATGCAGAAATCTGTTGTGCTGTACGCTCTGCTGGAGGACTTCGGGGAAGCTCCTGCTAGAAAACGCTATATGCAGGTAGGTCAGATTGTGTACCAGATTAGCATGGTATCAGTTCAAGGCGGTATGTTGGTAATCACCTTGCGAAATCTGGAGGAATAATCGTGTCAGATATCAGAATTGAGATTGAACAAGCACAAATAGAGCATGTCAATAAAATTTTTTACACAATGCCTGAAAAGGCAAAAATTGTCTTTCAAAATTCGATTAACCGTGGACTGGATGCGGCAAGAACACAGGCATCAAGGGAAATCAAAGCACGATATGACATTAAGCAAGGGAACCTGAAAGCCTACGAGACAATCAAATTGCGGCGAGCAGAACAAACAGGCTCGGATATTGTGGGTGAGATTAGTTTTAGTGGAGGGAAAATACCACTGTATAAATTCCATCCATCACCGAAAGACCGGAAGTACACAAACAGGTATGTCAATGGTGTATCTGGCTGGAGAATCACAACGATGGTAAGTGCGGCGGACATCAGAGCAAGTGGAATGATACAGCGAGAAGCAGCGTTTATCGCCACATTTAACAGCGGCCATACTGGTATATTCCGCCGCACGGGACAAAAGACTTCCAACAAAAAAGATAAGCTAAAAGAATACTACGGTCCAAGTGTTGCAGACATGCTTGATTACAAAGAAGCGAGAGAAGCCATTCAAGACCGAGCTTCTGACATAGTCGCAAAGCGCATTGACCAAGAGTTATACAGAATTTTAAACGGATTCTAAAAGGAGCAAAAAATGAACCTGAGAGCACTCCTTGATGCACTTGCAGAGTTCGTCGAAACGAGTTTACAGGAAATGAGGTTACCCGTCAAACAAGAGGGATGGGACGACCAGCCTAGGACCCGTGCGATTGAAATCTACAAACAGCGTATGCCAAGTGCGTCAGATGCAAAAGAGAAAGTACCTTATGTCTTGTTGCAAATGCTGAATGGCTCTGACGATGAAAAAGCGAGTGGAGAGCAGGAGCACAAAGCAAGCATTCGAGTAATTGTTACTATATTTGATTGGGACCCACAGCAAGGAGCACTGTCACTGCTGAACATAGTAGAAAAGCTAAGGTTTGACTTGCTCAAAGCTGGCATTATTGGAGACAGGTTCACGTTGCTAAAACCATTTGAGTTTTTAATTTACCCAGACGATACTATACCGTATCACGTTGCGGAACTCTCCACAGTATGGGGTATCCCAGCAGTAGAGAGGGAAATTCAAGGATTGCATTGGAGGTAAGAAACATGGCAAAAAAAGACACTGCCACCGAAGAATCTGCCCAGACCATCGAAATGGAACCGGAGCAGACACAAGTGGAAAAAATCAAGAGAATTTACATCGGACCGTCCATCCCTCGTTCTGACCTGTGTAACGCACGAATTTTGGGAGGTACTGCGGAAGATATCAACAACTTTATTAGTGCCTATTCTGAGGGTTATCCTGAAGTTAAACATCTGCTGGTAACGCCGGAGGAACTGCCTGAAGCACTGAAAAAGGTTCAGAAAAAAGGGAATATCCTGCACAAATATTACCAGGATATGGCGGCCAAGGCTGTCGTGTCTAGAAAGAAGGTGTAATTATGTTTTACGGAGTAAAAACAACAGAGCAACCCACCTCTGTCGGGACTCCAATTACAGCAACGAGTGGCATTGTAATTGCTTTCGGCACAGCACCCATTCATCAAGTGGACGGAGTAGCCAACGAGATTGTGCTGGCAAATACCTACAATGAAGCTGTGTCCGCACTGGGATACAGCGAGGACTGGGACAAGTACACTCTTTGTGAGGTAATCTACTCGCACTTCAAGCTGTATGGGACAGCACCGCTGATTCTGGTCAATGTGTTAGACCCGAATCAACACAAAACCAATGTTGAAGCCGCAGTTTACAATATAATCAACAGTCAGGCAACTATCACAGGTGATGCGATTGCCTCTACCATCAAGGTCATGAATAATAGCAAGACACTAGCGGCAGGAATTGACTATGATGTGTTCTACGAGGATGGAGATTGCATCATTGAAGCACTGCCAGGCGGGGCCATGGAGAACCTTTCCAGCGTCAGCGTGGAATATTACAAGGTTGACTTTGAAGTGAAGGATTTAGCAGACGAAGTAATTGGTGGTTACAACGTCTCTACCGGCAAAAGCACTGGTATGGAGCTGATGGATACAGCCTACTTCAAAGGGCTGGTTCTGCCGGATATTTTAATTGCACCTGGCTTCTCTCATATCGCTAAGGTTGCTGCTGTGATGGCGGCAAAGACAACCTTCTCCAGTGTGTTCCGAGCAACCTGTATCTGCGACATTGACACAGGGGCTGCGACCACCTATCAGCAGGCTGCAACTATCAAAAGCGGCACGGGTAGTTTCCAGAATAAGAAACAGATTATGTGCTGGCCTATGCTTTCGCTGGATGGTATGAAGTTTCACTACAGCACCCAACTCGCAGGCTCCATGTCTGCTTTGGACGCTGAGCTTGACGGCATTCCCTCCAGAGTGGCATCTAATCGGGCGTTGCAAGCTGACAGTGCAGTTCTGACAGATGGCACCGAGATTCTGCTTGACCTGACACAGGCAAATTATTTGCGTGGTCAGGGTATTGTTACAGCCTATAATTTTGTAGATGGTTTCAAGAGCTGGGGTACCTATACGGCAGCATATCCAGGGGATACGGACCCTAAAGATATGTTTATCAGTACCGCCCGCATGTTTAACTTTGTTGCCAATTCCGTCGTCCTGACTTACTGGAGCCGCATCGATGAAAACCTTACTCCCCGCTATGCTGAGAGCATCATCGATGAGCTGAACATCTGGCTGAATAGCTTGGTCAACAGTGGCAATCTTTTGGGGGCACGGTGCGAACTAAAACAGGAGGAAAATCCTGATATTGACCTGATGGCAGGTATTGTAAAAGTTCACATCTATATGACACCGGCTTCTCCGGCGCAGGAAATTGACTATCTGCTGGAATATGATGTTGATTACGTTTCTTCTGTTCTGAGCGGAAGCGGAGAATAAGGAGGTGAATGAGCTATGCAGAATGATGTTAGTGTTATCAACTACGCTCTCTATGAAGGCGAGACGGAATTCATCGGCATTACACAGGTCGAGCTCCCGTCTTTGGAGTTTTTGACGCAGACTGTTACTGGTGCCGGAATTGCTGGAGAGATTGAGAGCGTCTTGATTGGTCAGATGAAAGCGATGTCTATGACATTAAAACATACTGTTTTGACCAAACAAGGAATTGTCTTGTCTACGCCGAATATGCACACATGGGAACTGCGTGAGGTCCAGCAAACAGTGAGATCTAATGGGGCTCTTGCTCCTACTGGCGTGAAGCATATCTTTAAGGCGTTCCCAAAGCAGATGGACGGCGGCTCCCTGAAACCACAGTCCCCTTCCGACCCCAATACAGTTGCCTCTGTCCTCTACTGGGCTGAATACCGTGACGGTCAGAAGATTATGGAGCTGGACCCTCTCAACAATATTTGCTATATGAATGGTGTGGACTATCTTGACAGCGTTCGCAAGGCATTAGGTAAGTAACATCCTTTACTCCCTCTGGCATAACAAGCCGGAGGGAGTTTTCGCTCTGCAAGATTGCCCATTGTTGCCGTTTTAATCGGCTACAATTTAGATAAGGCACATATTAGGCAAGACACATAGTGCCAAAGTAAAAATGGAGGGAAAAGTAAATGGCTGAAACTGAAAAGAAGGATAACCTCAAAGAGGTTACTGGCAAGCTGGAGGAAGGTTTGGATATGGAATCCGCAGTGCGTCGGCTGGGCGTTGTGACAGTGATTCTGTCAAAAACGGTTACCTTTTGTGACGAGACCTACACGAAGTTAGAAATGGACTTTGAGGGTCTGACCGGAAAGGACATGGAGGCAATCGATGATGAATTAGCTGCCATGGGAGTAGTTATTCCAAACCCGAATATCAATCATAAGTACCAGCGCATTCTGGCTGCTCGTGCTGCTGGGGTTCCATCTGACATGATTGAGAAATTGCCTCTGCGGGATTATCAGAAAATTACAACGGCGGCTCGCTCTTTTTTACTCGCTACGGCCTCAATCTGAAAGGAGAATATCCGTCAGACTGGCTTAGAGAACAATACATTATCATGTCTAGGCAAACAAACACACCGGTCTACTACTGGGAAACAATGCCTATAAAGAGATTCTACCAGTGGATTAAAGCACACAATAATGTCGTGCAAACCAAAGATGGATAAAGCGGGCGCAGGATAACTTGCGCCCGCTAATAGGATTCTGAGTTTTGAGGAGGAAAAAGCAAATGGCTATATCAAAAGAATATGAGCTGCTTTTTATGCTCAAAGCACAGATTGATAGTGCATTTGGTACAGGATTTTCGGCAGCTGAGGCTTATTTAGGAGAGCTTCAAGGGAAGGTAAGAGAGTACAATGCAGCACTTCGGGATGTTGCAGCGTATCAAAAACAGCAACAAGCATTAGATGCGTTGAAGTCCAAACTGACAGAAGAAAAAACGGTGTTGGACAACAACAAACAATCCATTATAAGCAGCAAAGATGAGATTAAGCGTCTGACAGTAGAGAAGCAAACTTATCAATCCACTGTGCGTTCTCTCACTGCCCAAATTACGCAAGAGAGGAAAGCTCTTCAAGATGTTGAGCAGAAAATTAAGGCAGAGGGCGATGCTACCGGAGAACTGACGGCAGAGAAGCAAAAGCACGAAAAGACTATCGCAGAACTGACAGCACAAAAAGAAAAAGAGCAGCAGATTATTAAGAGTGTAAAAGCAAAACTTGATGAAGAAAAAACCTCAACGAAACAACTGACTGCTGAACAGCAGTCGCATGAAAAAGAAGTAACTAAGCTAAATAACCAGATTACGCAGCGGGAAAAGAAAATCCTATCAACCATCGAAGCCCTGAAAAAAGATGGTATCAGTACTGAGGAACTGGCACAAGAAGAAGAACGGCTCCGTGAAAAGCTAAAAGAAACTCTGAAAGCAGAGGAAGAAAACAGGAAAGAGACCGAGCGGCTATCTGACGTTGAACAGGAACTACGGGATAAATTAGAAGCAAGCCGCCAAGAAATGCAACAATGGCAGTCTGCGGTCAATACTATCACTGAGTTTGCAAATGTGCTTAGCGCATTGAAACCTGCGGCTGACCTAGCAGTTGATGCCATTACGAGCGTTAATGAGGGAATCATGTCTTGCATTGAGAGCGCAGGACAGCTTGAATATACAATGTCAGGCGTTCAGGCTACTGCCGGAGCTACAGCAGAGGAGACAGACCAACTCTCTGAAGCCGCCAAGTATATGGGGGCTACAACCAGCTATACAGCCAGCGAGTGCGCCGAAGCACTCCAAACGCAGGCCCTTGCAGGTTGGTCGGTAGAGGAAATGCTAAACGGTCTGCCTGCTGTTGTCCAACTAGCGGCGGCATCGCAGGAAGACTTGAATACTATGACTGGTATTGTGTCGGATTCTTTAAATGCATTTGGTCTAAGCGGCGCAGAAGCCGTCAGCAGATTTGCAGATGTTCTTGCTAAGACGGCAACAAGCTCAAATACAACTGTTTCTATGCTGGGCGAATCTCTCTCTTATGTGGAAAGCACTGCGGCAAATTTGGGTTACAGCATCGAGGATGTTTCTGTAGCATTGGCTGTCATGGCAAATAACGCACTGAAAGGCTCCGTATCTGGTTCGGCACTTAACACCATGCTTACCCGTATGTCAGGCGCAAACAGCACTGCGGCAAAAGAGATGGACAAACTTGGACTGTCCATGTACAACATTACAGACGAAAGTCCCAAAGCCTTACTCACCTTCTTGAATGAGCTAAGAGACGCTTTCCAAAGTGGCGGTATGAGCGCACAGGAAATGCAGATATCAGCGTATAAATTGGCAGGTCAGCGAGGTATGCGAGGACTACTCTCCATTGTTAATACCAGCCAGGAAGAATGGGAGCAAATGACAGCGGATATTTACGACGCATCTGGTGCCGCAAACGCCATGTCTGATATCCGACTGGACAACTATGAAGGACAAATCTACCTGCTGGAATCTGCGTTTGACGCATTGAAAACAACCACCGGAGAGGCATTTATTCCAGCGGCGACAGGGGTTGCAGAAGTGTTGACAGACATCTGCAATATCGCAAATGATTTTGTAGGAGACAATCAGGAACTTATTATTGCACTGGCAGCAGCAGCCCAATCGTTCCTTGTTGTTGGCGGAGCAATCGGCGCAGTAGCAACCGGATTAACGGCTGTAAAATTTGCTATTACCACTTTGGGCCCTGAGATTGCAGCAGTATTCGGAACGGCGTTTGGAGCGGCAGCTATTGGAGCAGCAGTTGTTGGTCTAATTACCTATGCGGCAACGCTTGACACGACTTCTGAAGCTACAAAGGAGTTAAAGAACGAGACTGATGCCCTTGAAGAATCCGTCAAGTCGTCAAGAGAGACATACGAGCAGACTACGGCGAGTTACGATGAAAATAGGGAAAGCGCAAATAATCTGATAGCCGTCCTAAACGACCTAACATCCAGTGGCAATAGCGATGCCTATACGCAGTGGCAGATTGCAGAAGCAACTGAAGAACTAAACAAACTGATTCCAGGGCTGAATCTTGAATACAACGCTCTGGCTGGTACGCTTAGTGCAACAACGGATGAGATGCAAGAGTACGTCAACGCTATGAGCGATGACGAAGCAGAATCCAAATTGGAAAGACTACAAGAACTCCAAACTCAGCAAAAGGAGCTCGAAGAAGAAATTGCTGTGGCACAAGCGGCGGCAGCGCAAGCGCAAGAAGATTACAATTCCTCGATAAAAATGGTTGGAACAGGCCCGACATTACCTGCCGACCCGTCAGATTACATAACAACCACACAGGAGTTCAATGAACTAACGTCTGCATATGAAGCAAACAAAGCTGAAATTGACCAGCTAAACGATGAACTTGGTGATTATATTGGATTGCAGGAAAGTGCTGCTGATGTAACCGATGTCACTAGCGAGCAGCTTGAGCAAGTAACATCACTTGTAGATGAATACGGAAATGCATGGTCTGAAGCCTACGAAGTGGCAGCAGAATCCTTGCAAGAGCAACTGGGTTTAATGCAGAAGATTGGGGAACAGGATGATACCAGCGTCAGCGACATCAAGAAAAATCTTGACAAACAGCTCTCTGTGGTTCGTGACTATGAATCAAATCTGCAAACCATCTTCCAGGCGGCAACAGAGAACGAAATTGACATAACGCCTATTCTGGACGATTTAACAAGCGGAACCACCGACGCAATGGCGGCAGCACAGGCAATCGCTGACAGCGTGAGTGGTGGCAGTACCACTGCGCTGGAAGGGCTTGTAGATACTACCTCCACCATCAACGCCACAGTTGCCCAAATCAAAAGCGACATTGCTGACCAGCAACCAGAAGTTCAATCTGCGCTTAATAATATGATATCGGGGCTTACACTTGATGACACAGAACTAACTCAAACTAGTATGACAATTAGCCAAGATATCATTCAGGGGCTAATTGACGGTCTTGCTGATAGTAGTGGTTTTACATCCAAGGCAACAGAGATTACCAACGCTGGCATGGATGCAATCAAAGCTGCGGCTGGAACGCATAGCCCGTCAACAATCACAACAGAGGTTGGTCAAAATATCGACGAAGGACTTATTGTCGGTATGGCCGCAAAACAGGCGGTAGTGGCGGCAAAAGCTATTACTGTGGCTCAGGGCGCAATCAATGCCTTCAGGTCATCTATGTCACAGAGCATTTTCTATGCGATTTCCTCTAATGCCATACAGGGGGCGATTAACGGCATCAATGCCAAGAAGTCCTCTCTGATGGCTACAGCAAAGACGGCAGGACAGGCCGCTGCAAATGCTTATAAGAGTGCTACGGCGAATATGAGAGCCTATGCTTCAGGTACTACCTATGCAGCACCTGGCTGGTCATTAGTCGGGGAAAATGGTGCAGAGCTGATGAAAGCGGTTAATGGGACTTATTCTATTGTGGGTACTAACGGTCCACAGCTTGTACCTATGAGTGGCGGAGAGACAGTTTATACTGCCAGCGAAACACAAAGTATTCTGGCAAACAGTGCATTAGAGACAATGGCATATCAGCAGACTGCACCAAATCAGAATCAGTCAAACCCTGTAGCGTACCCCTCCCCGCTTGCAGCAATCAACAAAACAGAGAGCGGAGAAAACGGAACAGTGATTCAACTTACCTATGCACCGGTCATTCAGGCGGTTGCGGCGGCTATGGATGGCGGGATTCAGGAGCAGCTAAAGAAACATGACCTTGAACTTGTTGAGAAGTTAAACCAAATGCTTGATGAGCGAGAGGCCAGCCAGCGAAGGAGGGCGTACTAATGGCGCAGGTTTACACCACAGTCAGCGGTGATACATGGGACAACATAGCCTACAAAACAACGAGTAACGGATGCAATATGGATTTGCTTATTGCAGAAAATCCGCAGTATTCGGATACATTTGTCTTTCCGGCAGGAGTTCAACTGACCATTCCTGAGATTGAGGAAACCAGCAGTACGCTTCCTCCTTGGTTCGAGTAAAGAGGTATGACTTGATGAATGATATTGACAGTGCTTACAAGACAAAGCTCTCTGTGCAGATTAACAATGTGGATATATCTACAGACGTAAACAACCATTTGCTCACAGCTTCCTTTACAGATTTAGAAGATGGCAGCGCAGATGATATAGAAATCACGCTGGAGGACCGAGATAACGAAATTATTGGAGGCTGGCTGAACACTGAACTAGGCAAGCGAGGAACAACAGCAACAACCTATACTTGTCCATATTCGGAGCCAAGTAATAACTTAAAAAAAGGGAGTAAGGGAACCGGCGTGAAGTGGCTGCAATGGTATCTAAACAGAGTCAATGGGGCTAAATTGTCCGTGGATGGAACTTTTGATAGCAAGACCCAAACAGCAGTAAAGAAATACCAGAAGAAAAAGAGCATGAAACAAACTGGGCAGGTCAACAGCACCATGCGCTCGAAACTAAAAGACGACTTGTCAGCGGCGAACGCTACAGCTAAGACGGCTCAGAAAACGGCAAGAATGACAGTGACAATCACGCAGGTCAATCAAAGTTTCGGCGGCAAGGATTTGACATTGAATTGTGGTAGCTTTGAACTTGATGAAGTGGCATTGAAAGGTCCTCCACAAATTGTCACACTGAGGGGAACAGCACTGCCTTATGGTTCCACGCTCCGCAAAACAAAGCACACAAGGGCGTGGGAAAATGTCACACTTTATGGTATTGCGAAGGCAATCGCTAAGACAAATGATTATTCTGTGCTGTACTTGACAAACAAAACGGTAAAATACACCAGAAAGCAGCAAACTAATCAGACTTATATTACTTTCCTCCAAAAGCTCTGTACGGCAGCTGGACTATCCCTAAAAGTAACAAGCAGTACCATCGTGATATTCGACCAAACTGAGTATGAGAGCAAGACAGAAGTGAGAACGCTGAAGCGTGGAGACGGAACTTACAGCTCTTATGACTTCAAGACCTCCCTTTCTGACACCGGTTATTCATGCTGCCATGTGTGCTGGACAACAGGAACAGGAACAACAATCGAGTACACCTATGTTCCGAGTGGTTTCAAAAAAGATGAGGATAATATGCTGGAAGTGACGGACGAACCAGTGGCTACAAAGGCAGAAGCGAAACTCCTGGCAATGGCACGGCTAAGAGAAGCTAACAAGGGGGAAACAACCGGTTCTATCACGATGCCAGGTGATGTCACCTTATGCGCTGGACTGACAGTAAAAGTCAGCGGCTTCGGCGATTACAGCGGAAAATATATCATCGAAGAAGCAAAACACACTATCAGCAAGAGTGGAGGCTACAAAACCACGATCACGATAAGACAGGTTATTACGGAGTATTGATATGACAAAAAATGTACAAGAACAGCTCAATGCTCACACAGATGAATTAAACCAACTCAAAGGAATAATCTCAATCGCAAAAGTTTCCACAGTATCAACAGCACAACGCACAGCTAGATTGATTTTGGAAAACGGAATTGTGTCGGAACCGTTAAAAGTGTTGAGGCGTGGAGATAACTGGATGCCATCCGTTGGAGAACAGGTAGTGTGCTTAACTCGCAAAGGTGGCAGTGGATTTATTGTGGGAGGGCTGTGATAGGATGGGATATTCAAAGAGTCAGAAAATTACACTAAAAAACGCTCCTTATTATAGTTCGTCAGACCAGAAAACGGCGCAGGGAAAGAAAAGTGGAACATTTTACATTTGGTCAGCAGCAACCAAAAACGGCAAAATCAGAATCACAACAAAGAAATCCTACGCAGGAAAAACGCCAGCCAGTAAGTATGTAACTTGCTGGGTCAAAACCAGCAGCATAAAAACAAGCTCCAGTGGGAGCACTAAAGGGAGTACTAAAAACGCTTCTACTAAAACGCCGACTACAACCAAGAACACAACGAGTACAACCTCGAACGCAAGTCCTGACAGTAAGAAAAATACAACCACAGTTATCAATATCGTGGAGAATTCGGACGTTACACCGGAAGGCACAGCACAGGGACAGATTGGTTTTCTCGGCAAAGTTTTGTTTGTCGTAAGCGCAAATCAGATTAAAACACTGGATAGTTTTACCCTGACAGAATCGGCCAGATATGTGGAACATGACCGGCATCTCAAAACACCAAAAGTTGAATTTACTGGAGTCGATGCCTCAAAAATCAGTTTTACCATGACATTGAACTGTTATTTGGGAACGTCTATTTGGGACGATTACAACACCCTGGCAAGCTACATGACTGGAGGCGTTGCGGTTCCCTTGAGAATCGGAAGCAAAACATATGGAAACTACAGGTGGTGCATCCAAAGCTTATCCGTGAAAGGGAATTCAACAGATGCGAAAGGAAACTGGACATCAGCAGATGTAACAGTAGCACTAATTAGTATCGAGAAGAAGGGATAAGCTATGCAAACTGTTTTGGCGGTTAGTAGCGATTTACTGGAAGAAATTGACCTGAACCCAACAGATGAAGTCAGTGAGATTGCACAAAACGTGGCTGCACTTCTGAATACGCCAAAAGGCAGTGTCCCGTTGATGCGAGAAATGGGATTGCCAATGAAATTTAGGGACTTGCCACAAAACATAGCGGTCAAGCGGCTTGAAATGGAAATGACAACAGCCCTTGACGCATACGAACCAAGAGCAGAAATGCAAGCAGCAACAGCTTTTTTTGCAGAAGACGGAAAAGCACAAATCACATTAGAGGTGACATTAAATGGCGGATGAGAGAGAATTTCCCGATGTTGATTTCGTTGAGACGGACACAAACACAATTCTGCGGGAGCTGGTAGCCGACTACGAGGCTACCTTTGGAAGAACACTTGCAATAGTGGACCCTGTGTACCAGCTGATGCTTTGGTTTGCGTCCGTTCTTTCGCAGGAACGGAGCTATACCAATATTGCAGCGAAGCGCAACCTCCCCCGTTATTCTGATGGAGAGTACCTTGACAGCCTCTCTGAAATCTTCAATGACATTTCGAGAAAAGCTGCCACACCTGCACAGGCAACTTTCCGGTTCACGCTGGGAGAGACAGTGAATGAAAGCGTCTTGATTCCAGAGGGAACAGAAATTACAACAACAGATGGCTCAATTATTTTTGCTACGGCAGAAGAAGCAGAGATTCCGGCAGGAGCTCTTTTTGTTGATGTCGATGCAGAGTGTACAGAAGAAGGAACGGCAGGGAACGGATATGCTATAGGCACTGTTTCGAGCTTGACGGAGCAGATTCCCTACGTTGACGGAGTGAAAAATATCAATGTAACAGCAAATGGAACGGACGAAGAATCTGACGATGAATTATACAACAGAGGGAGAGAAAGCTATGAGGGATACACGACAGAGGGGACGAAAGGCGCATATCGGTACCTGATAATGAAGCACAATCCTGCCGTTACTGACGTGTACGTCCACGAGCTGTCACCTGGTCAGGCGGGAATAACGATATTGATGGAAGACGGAGTTCCTTCAAATGACACTGTAGAGGATATACAGGAGTATCTTGATTCCGATGAAATTAGGGGAGTGACAGACCACCCAGTGGTTAGTCCGGCTAGTCCGGTTCCGTATTCCATTGAATTAAAGTATTACGGCGCAGACCGACCGGCGGTTGGTGGCGAAGAGTTAAGCACTTTAGTATCAAGTGCTGTTCAGGATTATATTGAGTGGCAGCAAGGTAAACTAGGGCGCAGAATCAATCCATCCAAGCTGATAGCATCTGTTATTCGAGCTGGCGCAGACCGCATTGAAGTTGCCGCACCAGTTGAAAAAATCCTTGAAGCAAATCAGTGTGCAGTATTGACTGGAACACCAGTCTTGATTTATGGGGGTGTGGATGATTGATTACAATGACTGGAACTATTTTCAACACTCCACTCAACCAGACACTTCCGCCTGCGCTGGAAGGCGACCCACGAATAGTAGCTCTGGCAACTGCGCTTGCTAAGCAACTGCAAAAACAAGCAATGTTGATCCATGACACAGTGGGAATTTATTACCGGATAGATGAGCTGTCAGAAACGATGCTGGATATGCTTGCAACCGATTTCCATGTAGATTGGTATGATTACAACGCTGCAGTAAACATAAAACGAAACCTGATAAAAAACAGCATAGCAATTCACCGCAAGGCTGGAACCTTAGCTGGTTTACGTCTGCTGGTGGAAAGCATTCACGGAGACAGCAGCATAGAGGAGTGGTTTGAATACGGTGGGAAACCATATTTCTTCAGAATCGGCATAAATATCAACGATGTAGCAGAAGTTATCAACAATAAAAGTATCATTGATGCAGTCAACGCCTATAAACCAGTGAGGGCACACTTAGAAGATGACGCTATTGCCTATCGTTCCGCCAATGCTATCAGGCTGTTTATGAGGACAAATTATGCCATTTACAGCACACCGGCCTCGGGAACATCACCAATAAGTGCTGTGTCAGGAATGGTCGAAGAGAGTGACTTGCTCTTGAAAACCATGAAAACGAGCGGAGTTTATAGCACACCTAAAACAGGAGATTTGGTATCAGGAACAGAACCGAATAGCACCGTTGTAGGAGCAGAAAATACAAATATAGTCCCTCTAACTGCCACAGCAGAGGGGATTGCATATGAGACACCGGTATGTGGTACTTCAAATTTCTTATAAGGTGGGATAGAAATGATTAACACAATCGCCTTTGACGATTTGCGCAACTTTATGAGACAACGCATTACGCACGCAAAATACAGGGTTGACTCAACTTGGCACGACGCAGAGGTTAAGGATATCTCAACGCTAACTGATGGGACGGTTCGGGTGAAAATCAGAATTACAACTAGTGGAGTAACTGTGAATAGAGTTGCTATCTACAATCAACTGGGCGAACAGTGGGCGTATCAAGACTGCACGATTCAGGTTGAAACAGGTCAGACTGGTATTCTTTTTTGGTTTGATTTGACGTTATCTGAATTTGAAGGATGAACGGGAGGTGAAATACAATGTATGAAAGAACCTATTGGCAAGACGAAGTAAGAAGCCCCGATAGACGTGTAACCATGACGCAGAACAGCGATGGAACCTACACTGTTGCAAAGGCTGGGGTACTGATGCAGCAAGGCACCAATCAGGACGAAGTTCACTTTAACAACCTTGAAGCTGGCATATCTGATGCTACAATAGCCTCTGCTCTGCTTGACTTTGCCCTGTTGCAGTATAGGAGAGAGGAAAGGGAACATGCCTCTGCCATTGACAACCATGCTGCCCTTGTTGACAGTGAAATCCTCGGCGAAACCCAAACCGTGACACTGTCTAATACTGCCAAATATCCGTTTAACAGCACAGTGGACGCACCTGTATCCGTTGCACTGAACGCTATCAGAAAAAATCTGTACTATACCGTCGAAGCAACTGTTACATCTTACACCGGTTTTGGAGATATTGGTGAAATCCTCATCACCGATAAAGCCCTGAACGGCTTTAAAGTTGGTTTCAGCGGCAGTGCAGCTAGTGCTACCCTGACTCTTAGAATCAAAGGAGGTATGACTTGATGAGCAAATGTAAAGTGATTGAAATCAATGAAGGGAAAAAGATTGATTTCGAGCAGAATAATTATAAGCTTACTTTCGGGGACGATGAAATTTCTGTGCGGTGCGACCGCTACCAGAAAGACTGGGATGTCCATCTGGATGTCTGCGTTAACAAGGACGGAAATCTTGTTATTGGGACAAATGAAGGCTGCTACTATGCAGCACAGATTGACATTCCGGCCATCCAATATGAGGATGCTGAGGATGTCCAGGGAGAAACCAGCAGCGCATCCAGTACCAAGGAGCGCACACCCATCCCACTTGATATGACAGATGTCACTGTAACACTTTGGAGCATCGAAGCTTTTGGGCTTTAAAATCAAAGAAAGGAATGCTTAAATAATGGCTAATTATTCTATGGCAAGCTTAGTTTTGTCAAGTGCTTGCCCAACTAACCGGCTGATTGCTGATGACACTGGCACACCTGGCGCATATGTTAATCTTGCCCCTCAAACACTGGACAAGCTGCTGACCAATGGTGATGGCTCTATTGTCCATCCTGCCTTCATGGTAGACGGTTCCCAGCGTGACCTCTACATCGGCAAATTTTTGGG